TAGCCATTACCGTCCTCAATCTTCTCTAAATCTTCTGTAAAGTCTTTCCAGGCTCTTTTGACCTGGTTATCTCTGATTGCGTTATATGTTGCTAATTCTAAAAGTTCATCTGTCAGCGTGTGAATCGCTGAAACCACATTATGTATAAATCCAGTAAATATTAAAAGAAAATCCGAGAGTTGGATAGAGCGTGGAATATCATCTTTATGTTTACTCAACGCCCTATCCTCTCGATAAGTTTTACTTAAGCCTTCTTGCCCTTACGTCCGGCAGGGGCATATCCGAAATCTACTTTTCCGCCTTTTGGCTTTGAAGTATCTCTCTTACCTTCTGTTGGCTTCTGCATTGGAGCAGCAGCACGTCCACCTTTTTTCATTTAGCACCTCCTTCGGCTATGCTCAACCTGCGATTTGCGCGAGCAAACTTGCTATATCGGGACGAGCGCCAGCAGCAGGGGCCGCACCAGTCATTTGTTCTGGAGTTGGCTGCGAGGCAGGGGCTGGGGCCATACCTGCTGCTGGAACTTGTGCGCCCATCATTTCTGCTGGGACTTCTGGTTCTTCAGGCGCAAAGACTTCTTCTACGATAGTCTCTATCGCCTTGCCTTTTTGTCTTCCCTTAATAACTTCAGCAATCCTAGAAACAATTTGCGAAGGGTCTTGGCCTTGCGCTGCAAGTGCGGGGATAGCTTGTGCATACTGAGCCACAGCAACACGAAGAGAATCACGCATCTCTTCAATGTCCACACGTTGTTCTTCTTGGGTGACATTTAGCTCCATCGGAATTTCGCGGCGTACATAGTCGCGGGAAACTAATTTATCGCTACGCATCTGTAGTAGTGCAATGATTGCACGGTTGGGGTCCATACCGGACATAATTCCGTAGCGAACATCTACGCCATACTCGCCGCCAATAGCGCGAGATGGTACGTACTTCATCGAGAATGGTGTTCCATCTTCGGAGCCACGAATCTCTTTGGTCATAGAACCGAAAATCTTTTCATCTACCTCAAAGCAGAGTGCGACCATATCTGTAAATAGTCGAGCAAACTGTGCTTGAGCAGAGCGAATCTGGGTATCAAATCCAGCCTGTAGCGCTTGTACACCACGACCGGTGACAACGGAAGCATCTAGGTTACCGCTGCGTACTTCTGGGTAGCGTGAACCAAGGCGTAGTTCTCGTTCCAATACGCCAGATTCAGTAAATACTCCTGCTGGAAGTTCTAGCGGCACACGGCGAATTGCTTGTGGATTAGCAGAGCGCATAATCGAATCAGGACCAAGTGCAAGTTCTTGCACATCTTGCGGGATGGCAATAGGTGCCTGGATTGATTTCTCTGCTGCTTGTATTTGCAGAACTGCAAATCTAGCACGTGCCAACTGCACCGCTAGAACATCATCAAACTGACCGCGAGCTTCACCATCAATAGAGGCCCGAACCGCAACAGAGGCGAGGCATTTGCCGATTGGATTCGGGATATTAGCAAGGACTAGATTCTGTCGCTCAGGTAGGAATATTAAGTCCTGGTCTTTATCGTGGTAGCGAACTAGAGAAACATAAGGAGAGTTTTGAATATAAGAATTGCCACCTAGAATTTGCTTTGCGAACTCTGGGTATTGGGCTGCGATACTTTCCGCATCAGACTGAACAACTTGAGTGATTGAGGTAGTGCGGCCGAATCTGTCGATTTCCGGGTAAACGCCAAACGGATTAAGTAGACGAATACGCGGGTTATTAGTTTCATAATCCATCTCCACAACTGCTGGCAACATACCGTAGGTGTTAAACCAGTCAGCACCGGAGTACATCTGAATCTGTAGTTCGCTAGATGATACGTAATAGTTAGCGATGCGGGTTCTGGTATCTGCTTGTTTTCTAGCAGCATCAGAAACCATATTTGTAGCAGAGCATTCAAAGGCTGGAAGTGGTGCCATAGCCTCTGCTAAGTCACGTGCTGCTACATCAATGAAGTTAGCAACGAGTGGCTTTGGGTAATCCTCAGAGAACATAGCAGGATAAACCTTGGAGATGTCTCCTTGGCGCACTGATAGAACGTCACGCATACGTTGGTCGCGCTTGGCGTAACGAGTTTGAAGCCGTGCTACCTTAGCAATGACCTCTTTGGATGTTAACACTTTTACCTACTTCTTCTTAATCTTCTTTGGTGGCTTCTTCATAGCAGGAACCATTACGTCGTAATCTGCTGGAAGTTTCTTTCTACCTTTGATTGGCAACTTCTTACCCTTGGTGATTGCTTCATCAAGTGCGTTCATCTTCTTCTTTGGCATTACTTGCCCTTCTTGGCTACGCGCTTTGCAATACCGGCAGCGCGAGATGCAGAGCGACTACGGTCTGATACTGCTTGAGAAATTTTACCTTTTATGGTTACATTTTTTTTCTTTGCTTCTTTGCCATATTTAATGTTAGCGCCAAAATATTCTCTTTGTGGATTTGTAGATGAAAAATTATAGCCTTTAATATTTGCTTGAATGTACTTATCAGTATTTTCAATATCTTTATTTTTCTTTGCTAATGCTTCTTTAGCAATACGAACTTTGTTTTTTGTATTATAGGCAGCACTTCCTGCCTTTGTACTTGATTTGCTAAAGGATGAACCTTTTGCTTTCTTTTTAGCCATTAGATGAACTGCCTCTCTTGTTCTGCCAACAGATTATCGATGTTGACAACTACTCGTTTTTGTTTTTCAGCCCTAGATAGAAACGGATTCTTCATATGGTGCTGTTGATAGATACCGGTGTTGAGCCATTCTCTTGCTCTGATTTCACAGAACCAGAGAGCCATAACCATATCTGTCTTACCCTTAGTCGTAGGTGACCAGGTAATAAGTTGTTCTATCAAAGCCTTAATGTTCTCAGTTTGGTCTGAAGGTAGGTGCATCAGATTATCTCTATGATGCTTGCCGTCGGCTTGCTTAGTACCAAACAGAGTAGACATAGAGGCAACGCCGAAGCCGGAATCCCATTTATTATTTCCGGTGTGATGCTCTCTTAGTATAACGCCCTTCGTAGCAAGGAACTGTCTGATTCCTTCATCTTGGGTAAGGAAGGACTGAAAAGCATTACGCTCGACAATCCATTCGCCTGGAGTGTAAAGATTAGTCCAATCGATGATGAGCTGGCGGATTTGTGCAGGAGTGGGACGCGTGATTTTCGTAGCATCAACAATAAACCTTTTATGAGAGATACGGTCAACTGCGTAACATACTGCTGCTGTATCTCCGACCATAGCTGGGTCGAGGCCACAGACGATACTGAAACCGTTGAGGTCTCTGGGGTGACCAGGATTGCCAGGTACCAGACGTCCTGCTTTTCGCATTCCATCAATGGAGCCTTTCACGCATACCGGGTCGAATATGGCATCGTCGGAAACATCTTGTTGTTGATAAACCAAAGCCCAGGTTTGGGCATCCATCGCTTGGCGCTCATTGTAGAGATGCTTGCCATTCCAGCGGGGATATAAACCTTCTTCGGTTTTATCAGCATCAGACTGTCCATCAAAGGGTTGGTCTGAGTAAGGCCAAAGCGTAACCCACTTAGCAGAATCCTCATCTGTTTCTAATAAGGCTGGCATTGCCAAATAGGTCCAAGGGACCAAGCCTCCAGGATACCTGTCGGGGTTACGCAATTCTTTGTATAAATCTACTGAGGCAACTCGGGTGCCAATTACTACCAACTTACCAGTTGGGTTAAGACGGCTTCGTACATCTTGGGTAAGCCAGCGGATTTGCTTTTCAAACTCGTTAGCGTTCTTTAGCGTTACAGCATCATCTACGATAATCATATCTGCACGCTTACCGTAAATCTGACCGCCGATACCTACGGCTTCAATGTTTGGGTCCTTCTCTGAGGATTCCCTGAGTTCATCACCGAAGACTACGCGGGTGGCTTGCCACGAAGCACCTTTAGAGTTAAAGCCGACTCCGGCTGCATAGGCAGACTGTAGGCCCTCATACATCGGGTGGGTAAGGCGCTGCTTGATAGCGTATAGGAAGTCTGCTGCAAGCTGTTGAGTCTGGGAAACTATCAAGACTCTAAAGTTAGGGTTCTGGGCTACCTTCCAGGTTACATAGTCAACGGTTATGGTAATTGACTTGGCGTGGTTGGGTGGGATGTTGATAAGGATGCGATTATCTGCCGTACCCTTCTCGTATTTCATAGAGGGGTGGTGCCAGGAAGGGTCGCGTCCTTCTATAACATCTACCAGGTTTTGCTGGTGAGGAAAAGTTCTTTGGTGTAGAAAGCGCTGCCTGAAAGGGGCGAAGGCTAAGTCGTGGACATCGGCCTCGGCAAAGTTCTTAGTTTTTAACCCTAGCCTAGTTCTGTCCATCTTGTCGGCAAAGGACCTATCGGTCCTGCGGTAATACTCATAAGTCTTCATAGACTTGCCAGCGGAGCCGACTGCTGCTTCTACGGTTAACCCTTCAGCTACTGCTGTAAGGATTACCCTCTTAGCAATATCTGAGGATTTTTCAGTCATTACTTACTTTTCTTTACTTGCTTATTTCCCTTGTAGCGACGGCCTTGAAGGGCTGCTCCTGCTAGTTGCCCTACAGAATTACGTTCTTTTTTCAAATCACGCTTTACATCTTTACGTGCTCTAACCCCAGCAGCCTGAGCCGCTTTGCTTGTACCTGCATAACCCTGCTTAAAATAATCATCTCTGAACTGAGACTCATTAGCAATAGCTTTGGCTTTTAAGAATTGTCTGAACTCTTTAGCAAGGTTATCTAGGTAATTTGGTTCTTTTTTCTTTGCCATCGGGCATCTCCAATTTGATAGTTTTATCCCCACTAAAAGTAGGCGCCGCTTGCGCCTCACTCGGGTCAAACTCCCGAGCGAGCCACAGCGACGCGAGGGGTAAGTTGGCTCTCCGCCCTAGGGGGCGTAGCGCCAAGCGTAGCCCCTCTGTGACGGTCGCAAATGGAACTTCCGCCGCATTTGCTCCCTACTGTATAGTAGGCGGGAAATTTGGAGCATTTCCCGCATTTTGGTAAAAAATCTTTATAGATGTGACTAACGTCACAGATATAGCTATACA